CCCGACTCTCCATGGGCAAGATATACCCAAGAACGTGTCACTGAGTCATGATTAAGCCATCATTGACCATAGTTGGTCACGATACAGATGCAGACGTCTCAAATCGGCTCACATCGGTTTTAGAGCCGGAATCAGCTCAGGTCTTTGGGCATGAAGTGCCTCGAATCCACACGCCGCTTAATGATTTGCCCAGCCGCGGGTTCGAATTAATTGACTTTGCTGACCAGATTATCGAAGGCGGGTTCATGCCGTGGCAAAAATGGCTGGCGGTTCAATCGCTCAAGCTCAAGCCAGATGGGCGGTACTTCCATCCAATCACAGTCGCGACCGTTGCCCGTCAGAACGGGAAGAGTACGTACATGCTTGCCCGCATTGCCATGGGTTTATTTCACTGGGATGAGTCATTGCAAGTCGGCTCAGCTCACAGATTGGTCACATCTCTGGAGCAGTTTAGATCGCTGGTGGCCATCATTGAAGCTAACGACGATTTGGCAAAGCAAGTCAAACGAATCAGATGGCAACATGGAGCCGAAGAAATTGAAACTTTGGCTGGTAACAGATTTGTTATCAAAGCCGGCGGTTCAGCAGCTCGCGGATTGAGCAAGCCGGAAGTTGTACATCTGGATGAGCTGCGTGAAATGAAAGACTTGGACTCATTTGCTGCTTTGCGCTATACCTTGATGGCGGCTAAGAATCCACAGGTCAATTGTTTCAGCAATGCTGGAGATAGTCATTCCGTTGTGCTGAATTTGCTTAAAGAACGTGGCATGGCGGCTAGTGCCGGAGCAGTTGATGACATCGGATACTTCGAGTGGTCATCTCCCACAGAAGTCTTATCGATTGAGAATGCGGCCTATGCAAATCCCGGCCTTGGAATAACAATTCACCCAGACAATATCAAAGCCGTATTTAATGACCCCATCGAAGTTGTCATGACGGAAGTGTTGTGCCGATGGGTTCAAACCATATCCAGCGTCGTCGGCTCAGCTGAATGGAATGAGTGTCTGGATGAGGAGATTGACCTTGACCCAGAGAAGCTGACGTGGATGGCCATCGATTGCTCGCCGGATCGTAGATTTGCTGCATTGGTCGCCGCTCAGAAATTAGGGGATGAGAAATTCATTGTTAAGCTGCTCCACACTTGGGAAAACTCAGTGCAGCTGGATGATCGTGAGATTGCCAACGATGCAGCTAAATACTGCCGCGAATATCCCATTGAGCATCTGCTTTACTCACGCCGAACATCTGGCGCGGTCGCGGCGAGAATGCAACCGGCCGGAATCCCAATTTATGACATGGATTCGGACTACCCGCAAAGCTGCGATGAGATGCTGGGAGCAATCAACTCTGGGCGTCTCAAACATCGAGGCCAATCTGAACTAACTACACAAATGCTTTCAGCTGTGCAATTGCGTCGTGGCGATGGTGGATGGGTATTGGGCAGACGTGCCAGTCAGTCGGCAATTCCGGCTTGCGTTGCTACAGCTCTCGTTTCACACTTTGCGACACGCCCAGAGACGGAGATTGACATTCTCGTTGGGTAATGCTCTCAGCGTGGGAAAATTCTCGCATGGGATTCAGAGACTTATTTGTCAAAACATCATCCGTCACAGAGCTGACATACGACGTCTCTGCATCTCTTGCTCCAGTAACGACGCTGGATTCACTTTCGCCATTCTTTCGCGGTAATCGAACAGCTACACGTCAAGAAGCTATGAGTGTGCCGGCTATTGCTCGCGGTCGTAACATCATCTGCTCATCCATTGCATCAATTGGCCTTGAAGTGCGTGATCGTGTTACTGGAATGAGCATTGACCCGCCGCGAGTGATTCGCACACCGGACCCACGCATTCCCGGCGTTGCGACGTATGTCTGGACGCTAGAAGATTTGCTGTTCCATGGTTATGCATATTGGCAAATCACAGAATTGTTCGCCGATACGCAGCGCGTTCGAAGTGTTCAAAGGATTTCGCCGGATCGTGTAACTATCAACACAAATTCAGATTCAACAGAAATTGAATCGTATTCAATCGATGGTCACACACCGCTTCCGCTTTCAGGCGTTGGAAGTTTGGTCGTGTTCTACGGAAATGATGAAGGGTTGCTCAACCGAGCTGGTATGACTATCCGAACCGGTGCGGAACTCGAACGTGCGGCTGCACTCTATGCGCGTGAGCCTGTTCCACAAATGGTATTGAAATCAAATGGAACAGCATTGCCAGCAGATCGCATTGCTAAACTCCTGGAGTCTTGGGGCGCAAGTCGTAGAAATCGCACAACGGCATTCTTGAATGCGGATATTTCGCTTGAAACTTTGGGATTCGACCCGGAGAAATTACAGCTTGCAGCTGCGAGAAGTTACATCGCAACAGAACTTGCACGAGCTTTGGGAATTCCCGCGTATTTCATCGATGCCGAAACTGGTTCATCAATGACGTATTCAAACGCCAGCACAACTCGCCAGACTTTGCTGGATTTCTCTTTGATTCCGCTGATGAACTCCATTACCGAAAGATTATCAATGCCGGACTTTACGCCATCAACGCAACGTGTGGAATACGCGCTTGATGACTACTTGCGCGGCTCAGCTCTAGAACGCGCACAAATATATGAAATCCTCAATCGCGTTGGCGCATTGAGTGCAGAAGAAATCCGAGTAGCAGAGGAAATGATCCGATGAAGGTATTAACACCATTCACAATCACAGCGGCCGATTCAGAAGAACGCACTATCACCGGCCAAATTGTGCAATTCGATACGCCAGCAAATGCATCGACTGGAAAAGTATTATTCAAATCCGGTTCATTGATTCCAGCATCAGTCAAGCTAAATCTGGAACACGATTCAAAGCGACCAATTGGAAAGACACTATCAATGGAGCTTGCTCCGGATGGCAAGTCAATCAATGCCACGTTTAAGATTTCAAAGACAACAGCCGGCTCAGATGCAATCCAAGAAGCGATGGATGGACTTCGCGACGGATTCTCAGTTGAAGCAAATGTCGCAGATCATGGATTCAATGAGGACGGCACTATGGTCGTCAATTCAGCGACTTTGGTCGGCGTCGCACTAACACACAACCCAGCATTCGATGAAGCTCGCGTCAGTCATGTCGCAGCGACTACCGAAGTCACACCAGAAGAAACACCAACCGAAGGAGACGCAGTGGATACCACTACCGAAAAAACAGAAGCACCAGCCGTTGAATCGGTAGAGGCTTCAGCGAACGTCGTGCATGCTAACAAGCCAGCACCATATTTCACTTCACCACGATCACCAATTGTAAATCTTGGCTCATGGATGGAACACTCAATCAAAGCAAAGTTAAACCCAATGTCAGATTCTGCAATTTACGTTGCAGCAGCTAATGATGACCTTGGAACTACTAACCCAGCTTTCAACCCAACACGTCAGCTCACAGAAGTTATCAATGCACTCAGCAACGGAACTCGTGGAGCAATTGATGCAATCAGCCGCGGAACACTTCCGGACGCTGGGCTTCAATTTCAAATTCCAAAGATTTCTCAAATCGCAGAAGTTGATCCAGTTGCAGAAGGCGGAGCAGTAACAAACACAGGAATTGAAAGCGCGTTCATTTCGGTTCCAGTAACACGCTTTGCAGGCCGTAACATTCTGACAACAGAAATCATCGATCGCAGCTCACCAGATTTCTTCAATGAGCTTGTTCGAATCATGGGCGCATCAATGGCCTTTGCTCAGAACAAATATGTCGCAAATCAATTGGTGACAGATTCCGTTTCAGATGGAACTCCAACAGCTAACACAGCAGCAGGATTGATTGCATACGTCAGCCGCGCAAATGCAGCTGTATATGCAGGCACACAGCGATTTGCCAAGAACATCTTGGTTAGTCCATCACAGTGGTCAAATATAATGGGCTATAACTCAAGCGGCATTCCGCTATTTAATGCTTATCAGCCATCCAATCAAGCTGGTCTTGTCACTGGACAATCACAACGCGGCGTAGTACTTGGCTTGAATTTCTTTGTTGATAATTCAGGTGAAGTTACTGGCACAGGCGATGATTCAATGCTAGTCATTGAGCCAGATGCTTACACATGGTACGAAAGCGGAAACTTCCGTCTTGATGTCAATAAGCCATCTGACGGAACTGTTGAAATCTCACTCAATTCTTATGGTGCATGCGCCACAAAGGTTGCAGCGGGAGCGAACGCGTTCAACTTTACCTAATAACTAATCATCGGCCACAGCCGCTCCCGGATGTGGTCGAGCAGTAGAAGGGAACGGAAATGCCACAAATAGTCACAGCCGCAGAACTGCGCCAAATTCTTGGCGTTTCCGTATCTCTCTATTCCAACG